TTAGTTAAGTCTTGACTAAGTTTGTCACGTTTTAAAGTGAATTTTTTACCGTTAATTGTTACGGTGTTTTCTGTGTAAACGTTGCCGCTGGTGGCTGTGTGTGTTTCTGTTTTCATGTTTAAAATGGATCTTCGTTAATTCCGTTGTTTGTAATTATATCTAAGGGGCTTGTTAAAAAATTATTATTTTGTTCTAATTCCTTTGGTTTATTAGATTGAATCCAACTATCATGGTTTGGCATTCCTTTGTAATAACGCCCGTTTGTTTTATCCCATGCAAATTGGCAGCATCCAGTTTGTCCCCAATGTTTAAATTTAACCTTTTGAATATAAACCTCAGTAGTAAATAATTCATAATCTCGGTAAACTGTGATTCCATTTGCAGCTTTATTGTAAAAGTTAGCAGAGCCACTTATCGAATAAAGGTTTGGTATTTCAAATTTGCCACTTGCTTTATCTTTTTGTATCTTAGTAGGATGAGCAACTAAAAAACAATGTACGCTATTCTTTTCGCAAAAAGTAACTATTTTATCTAACTGCTCACTAATATATTTAGTTTCATTTGTTGAGTAGTTATGTTCTAATTTATTCCAAGCATCAATAACAAAAGCCTTAACACCTTTTTTACGGACTAGACTTTTAACGGCTGTTAAAATGTTTTCAAGTGTAAAATTTTCAGCAGGATTAACAAAGTAAAACACATCTTTTAAATATTGAATAGTGGTTGTAAGGTCTAAAGGTGACATTCTATTTTGACCATCAAACGGTTTACCTATAACCTTTTCAGCTAACTTACTAAAATGTAATTGCAATGGATGGTTTTCAGGTGAGTACAAAGCAAACTTCCAATCATGTGAAATGTTTAAACGGCACATTAAAAAGTCTAAAAACTCACTTTTACCATGCCCGGGTATTCCTGTAATTACTGTTAAGTATCCGGGTTGAAACTTTAAAAACATATCAAACTCATGCATTCCAATACCAAAGCCACTTGGTAAACCATTATTGTAATAGTCCCAAATATCATTTTGAATATCAATAGCATTAAAAACCCCTTCGATAGGATATTCTTTTGCGGCTTCAATTGATTCAGTAACACCAATAATTCCGTATTTAATTAGGCAGTCGTTGGCATCTTTACAATCTTTAAAGGTAATTGTACTGCAATTTTCGTATCCTAAACGTCTGGCTAATTCATCCTTTAATCGGTTACCTACTTTGTCATTGTCAAGTGCCAATAAGAATTTACAGTCATCTACAAAATAATCTATGCAATTATCTAAATAGTCCATGTTAATTTTGCCTTTATCGTTGCAACCGTTTGGAACTGATATAACATTTTTATAACCACTTTGAGCCATTGCTAACACATCCATTTCGCCCTCAACAATTATTATTACATTGTTATTAATTGTGGCATCAAGGTTGTAAAATATCATTTCACCATCTTTAAAAAGTTTGAAGTGTTTAGCACCATCTCGATATTTAACATTTACCAACTCGCCAAACTTAAAGTAATTAAACTGTATTGTGTTAACTGTTGTTTGGGTTTGTGGCATCCATTCAAGCCCCTCAGTAACTTTAAATTCATTTAATGTACTTTGTGTTATCTTTCTGCTTTCAAACCATTTAACGGCATTATTTGATAATTCGGTTTTATTTTTCCAAACTGGCTTTTTATATTCGGTTTGTTTAATCTCAATCGGTTTATCTTCTTTGGCTACTAATACAACTCCGCAATGGTTACAGCGACCTGCATTTTTATTAAGGTTAAAGCTAAAACATTTTAACGTTTTCTTTTTACGGTTAGGTGAGCATTCAGGACAAGTCATTTGATTTTCACCGTTTTTGGTTACTTCAATCTCATATTCCTTTTTATCTGCTAAGTTTATAACTATCATAATTCGTGTTGTTCCTTCCAATATCCGCTTAATTTTTTAGCTGCAAGTTCTGCCTCAGTAAATAAAAACTTATGTTTACCTTGAGCAGATGTTAAAAGATATTCCTTTTTTTCATCAGTAACCACTAATTTACTAAACCAGTTTTTAAAGTGTGTACAAAAATCTAAATAATCTTTATATTCTAAATTCATTTTTAATTTAAAATCTTCTAATTTATTTAACACTTGTTCTTTTGTTACCTTTTGTCTTTTACAAATATCTTCAAGGTAGGATGAGTTTTTAAAATCTTCAAAATAAATATCTATTATATTATCTTTTCTTTTATTATCTTTTATTATCTTATCTTTTCTTATAGCTATATCATTTTTTATAGCCTCGCCATTAGCCTCGCCATTAGCCTCCCTATGTTTATCCCATCTAGCCTTAGCTCCAGCCTTTCCGTTATTTGAATTTTCTTTGTGAATTTTATGGCGCTCTTGCCATTGGCTATCAAGAAATGATATTTTAGCTATGCCATTTTTATCTTTAATATAACCTTCTGTAATTAATATATTTATAGCCTCGCCATATCTTTTTGATAGGGTGGCTATTTTTATATCACAATCGTTTGCCCAATAAATAGCACAAACATTTATAAAAACACCTTGCAATTCATAAGATTCTAATGTAATTTTTTTACCTAGCCATTGGTCGCAATGGAATTTAAAATATGGAAGTTCTTTACTCATAGTGGTTTATACTAAAGCCCCTAACTTAAACACGAATGACCACTACGACAAACGGAATAAGAAAGGGGTTAGCTTTATTTTTGAATATAAGTTATTTGATTTTTCATGTAGTGGTATGCGAATATACAACATTAAATTGTAATATCCTAATTTATTTTATGTTATTTTTTATCTCAATATTGATATTATGATAAATATCAGTAATTGAATTTAAGTATTCCTCATCGATCATATTTCTACTTTCCATTTCTTCTAAAAGTTTAAATCCTTGTTTCTGCCAAATGTTAAACTCTTGCTTAACTTTTTGTTTATACTGGTTTGTAAGTACAGTAGATTGCTCTACCGTACTTTTTAACAAAGCCATTAATATATGGGTTTCTGCTTTCATTATAATAATGTTAAAATAGTGTTTTTTTCTTCAGCAAAAGCCTTATGGTTACTTGCATTTATTTTAAAGTAACTTTCTTTTAATTCAATGCTAATACTTTTACGATTCATTTTAATAGCAGAACACCCCTCAGAACCAATACCACCAAACGGACTTAAAACAGTTTCTCCTTCATTAGAATATAAATGTAATATTCTTTCAATAGTATCTAATTGTAAAGGACAAATATGCTTTTCATCATTACCATCACGCCCAGAACGATATTGTAATGTTCTTGAATAATCAATATCATACCAAACGGGACTAGCATATTTCTGCCATAAATCAACTGGCAAATAATCAAGTCTAGTTTCATCTTTATCTTGGTGAGTTATTGGAGTTTCATTTTCACCTTCATTTCTAAAAAACAAAATATAATCAGGAATACCAACTCTAGTCATAACACTATCTTTTTTAATTGTTTTATGTAATAAACCTAGAGCCTTAGTTCTTTGCATTTCAGTTACTGGATTTTTCCAAACGGTTACTTTTGAATGGTAAATAAAACCTTCATTTTGAAACCAATTAATAAGCATTCCGCTAAAATCCCTTAATCCAATATATCCCTCTTTACCTTTTTGAATAGGTAAATCCATACAATGAATAGCGCAAATACGACCTGACTTTAAAGTTCTTTTAATCTCTGGGATTAAGTATTTAAAGTGTTGCTCAAATTGTTTATAATTTGATACATTGCCCATATCCTCCTCCTTATCTGAATACACATAAAGCTCTGCAAATGGAGGGCTAAAAACAACTATATCAGCACAATTATCTGGTAGGTTTTTAGTTTCTTGTACACAATCGCCATTTATTAAATGGTAGTTTTCTGTTTTGATTTCTTTATTCATAATTTTAACTTTTGATTTTGCTGTTTTATAATTTGATTCACTTGAATATTTAGCCATTTCTTTGATTCTTTCAAAGTGTTGCTTTTCCTTTTCTAAAATAGTATTCCTTACATTTGTTTGAGATTCAGGAATAAGTATATGAACAGTTACTTTGTTTTTTTGACCGAAACGATAACACCTTCTAACTGCTTGATAAAATGCTTCAAACTTAAAATCATAAGACATGAAAACCATTGTATCACATTGCTGGTAGTTCATTCCAAATGAAGCTATACTTGTTTTAGTTACCAATGTTTTAAATTCATTATTTGCAAATCCATTTAAGTGTTTTGCTTTATACTCTGGGCTATCTGAGCCTTGAACATTAATACTATTAACTAGTCTTTTTGATATTAAATCAGTTTCATTATTTTTAAGTCCCCAAACAATACATTGTTTATCTAAACTATTTACAATTTCAATAGCCTTTTCTAAACGTAAATCAAATGAACGGTTTAAATCTTTATGTAAATCAGTAGCAGAAACAGCAACATCACCAAATAAGTTTTCAGATAAATTATCTACTTTTATTATATGTTCAATATATTCTATTTCAGGTAAAACATATCCTTTATCGCAAAAACCTAAACTAGAAGGTGTATCAATAGCCATTGACCAGCTACTTACATATTTCCAAAAAGCATCTTTTGCGTGTTTTCTTAATCTCCATTTAGAAGTTTCACCACCATCATGTACAAAGAACATTGCTAACATTTCTAAATAACTCATGCCGCCTAAAAACTCACTATGCTGACCCAATTCCATATGGTCGTTTGGGCTTGGTGTTGCTGTACAAGCTAATTTATAAGGAGTGCTTTTAAATGATTCTAAAATTAAACTAGATATTTTACCATCACGACCTTTTAAAATACTAGATTCATCTAAAACAATTCCGCTAAAAATAGAACAGTCTATATTTTTTAACTGGTCATAATTACAAATAACAATAGCACTTGAGCCTTTTAATGGAGGTGATTCAAAGTTATATTTTTCAATTTCAATACCAAATTTTATACCCTCTCTAATTGTTTGCTCAACAATAGCTAATGGTGCTAAAATTAATACTGGGTTATTAGTATGGGTTACAACTTGTTTAGCCCATTCTAATTGAGAGAATGTTTTACCTAAACCACAATCAAAGAAAAAAGCAAAACGCCCTTTAAATAAAGCGGTCTTAATTCCATACTTTTGAAAATCTTTTAAATCCTTATTCAAATCGGATTCATTAAGTTCAAAGCCACTTTCAATAAAAGTTTTACGCTTCGTGTCTAAAAATTCTTTATATTCCATAAAATTAAAAAGCCCGAATAAATCCTTGAAGGTCTCACGTTCAATTCATTATCCGAGCTAGTTTTAAGTTCGTTAGTTACCGTTTATTTTGAGACCGTAACTTGCGGCAAAGTAAAACAATTATTTTTTAATTTCAACTATCTCAAAGCAAATAAATTCATTATTTTTCTTAACTATCTGTTTTTCAATGTGTAAAATTTCAATATGCTTATCATTTATGCCATACTTTTTTTGCAAAATATCTAAAAATGGCTTTAAAATATTATCAATATCGCTTGCTTTATTGCTAAAACCTACTATTAAATTAAGCCTGTAAGGTGGCTCAACTATCTTAATCTTAGGTAGTAGTAGTAAAACAGCCGTTTCGTAAATCTTATATTTATTACTTTTAAATCTTTTGCCTTGCCATGCCTCGTTAACTGATAACGGTTTTATTAATATTGTATGCATAATGTAAAAGTAACTAAAATTGTTTATATTTACCCTAACTTTATATTCAATTTTTAATTAAATTACCCTTAATGTGTAATTAACTAAAATTGTTTATATTTACACAAATTAAAAACCTATGGGCAAAGGCAAAGTAGAATTAAACAGTCATGTTAGATATCGACTAACTGATGATGAAGAGGCTTTGTTAATGAAGTATAGAACCCAAAAGTCTAAGTTAGAAGACGAATGTAATGCAGCAGGAATAGACCCTAAAGAAGTTAAACACTATTGGTATAAAAGCGAAATGTTCTCAATCTTTGCCAAGCCTAAAGAAAAAAGTTTACAAGATTTAAAAGACCATGTTATTAAAGACATGGCTAAATATTCACCTAAATACCCCGTAATTAAAAGAACTAAAACAAATGATAATCATTGTTTAGTTATAGACCCGGCAGATATA